TCTTGTCTCTAACGTATTGATGGTATTAGTCATACCAATATACATATAAACTGCAAAACCCGCACCAGCAATGATCATCCCGATCGTTTTAAGATCGGTCTTTACTGCAGTCTCTTCATTTATCTTTGACATAAATTATTTATAAAATCCGTCAAAAACCCAATCAATGAACTTTTTCCATTGTTTTTTAATCCAATTGATCATAGCTTCTCCTTTTTTTGTTTTATGTTCACAGTTCGTACATTCACACTTATCTTCAAAAGCACAAACTAATAAACTTTTAAAATTTCCTGTTCCAATGCAATGACAAACATGATTACAATTAACACAACTATTCATAGTTAATCCTTCTTTTTATATATTTTGTAAAATAAATGATCGGTATCGTCTGTTACCCAATCAGCAGTTTCGACATCCCATTTTGTATTTTGGACTTTATAATCTGGCCAACTATTATCAGTTGTATAATTATTAACATGCCACAAAATACGATTGTTAGGCTGAGCAGCATAATTGCCGTTAGCAAGAGCGAGTACATGTGCACACTTATGCTCTTGAGGGATTTCAGAATGTTCTGTATTGAGGATATTACTCTCTGGGTGCGCCCAGTCAAGTGTAAAAAGATATTCTCCTTTATAGAATTTATTATCTTTTCCAAGATATTTACCATCTACACCAGAAAGAAAATCAAAAATATGAACAGAAGGCCAATAGCTAAAACAGTTCCACAACTGTAACTCTTCGACCTGCATATCAGGCACTTCGGTTCTAGAAAGATTTTTTTGAAAAAACGCTGAGATAGGCAATCGATAATAGACAGCACCGTTTGGTAACATGACATGAAATAAGATTGCCCGACCCGATATAGAGGATAGTCCGAAGATAACACAATCTTCACTTTCCTTACAATACTTGGGATCCATATCGTAAAGATATTCTTTACGAATTTTACAATATATTGGTGGTGTGTTCGCATTTAAATAAGCCATTATCCATAAATATCCCCCCACGTAGATCCATGTTCATAATCTACCTTATTTGGGATTTCCAATGTAACAGCATTTTCCATAATTTCAATTATTTTTTTAGCTTGTTCTTCTGATTGTACTGATATGTCTAATTCATCATGTATTTGAATATGTGGCACAATACCTTCATTATACAAATCTAACATTGCTTTTTTAGTCATATCTGCAGCAGATCCCTGAATTAATTTATTTAAAGATTTATATGTCATCGCTCTTCTTATTCCTGGGCCATGTTCTTTTAATGCCTCTTCGTGTGGTAAAGGTTTGTAAGGAATACTACTCCAACCATTTGGCTCCCATAAATGAAACCTACATCTCCTACCTAACAATGTTCTAATCTTTCCTGAGTCTTGTGCTCTTCTTGATACAGCATCCATTAGTTCTTTTACAAAAGGAACTTTATTATGATATTGTTGAAACAATTCATCTGCTCTTGATTTACTCACACCCAACTCTGCTTGTAATTTATTTTTTCCCATTCCATAAAACAATCCTAAGTTAATTGTTTTAGCTTGCTCTCTTGGTATTTGTGCCATATCAGCAACAATCGTATGAAAGTCTGCATCGCCTTTTTTGTATTGTTCAATTACAGTTTCAACACCATATAGTTTTTGTAATGAAGCATAATGAACCACTAACCTCGGTTCTTGTTGAGAGTAATCAAAACAACCCCACTTACATCCCTCTTCGGGTAAAAACAAAGAACGAATTAAAGGGCCTAAATCCTTATTTCTAGCGGGTATTTGCTGTAAATTAGGGTTAGAATAACTAAATCTTCCAGTAACTGTACCACCCTGATCTGATCTAATTTGATTTATGTCCGCGTGTATACGTCCTTTGTGTTCGTACTTTATGATTGTGTCAATAAATGTTGTATGTGCTTTATTAATCTCTCTTGCTTTTGCAATCTTTTGAATTAATGGATTAGAATGATTTTGTAAAAAGTTTTTAGTAAAACTTGGAGCATTTGATTTTTCAGTTCTATCATAAGGTAGTTTTAATTTATCAAATACTTTTGCAATAGAAGCTGCAGCCCATATTTCTACATCTAAATTAGTTTCTTTTTTAACTTCAATTAATAAATCTTTTTCTTGTTTTGCTAATTGTTTTTTTAAATCATGTGCTTTTTGTGTATCAACCCTAACTCCTTTGAATTTCATATCAACCAAACAAGGAAATATGTTTGTTTCTAATTCAAAAACATTATGTAAATCTTGATCTTCTATTTCTTTTTCAAAACATTTCCATAAATTTAAAGTTAACCTAGCATCTTGTTCTGCATACTTACCTACATACATAGCAGGTAGCTTCCACATTTCTGCTTTAGCATCCACGCTCCATTCTTTTGCAGCGTTTTGTAATTCAACTTCACTTTTTCTTTCTTTTAAATAATCATAAGAAAGAGAATTTAGATTATACCAAAATCTATTTTCGTCTATCAAGCTTGCAGCAATCATAGTATCAACTATTCTACCATTAATAGTTAAACCCATAGATCGAATCCAACATACATCATACATTGCATTATGAAATATTTTGTCCGCAGGAGTAGCTAAAACATCTTTAAACCAATTTAATACTCTTTTTCTGTCTAAGTTACCTCCACCTAAATGATCAAATGGAAAGTAACCTTTCCAATCTTCTACAGCTACAGCGATACCAACTACCCTACCATTACCAACCACTGACCCCGAACCACGTATCTTTATATCAGGATCACAGGTTTCTAAGTCTATGGCTATTTCGTTATACTTGCTTAAGTCTTTAAACTCTGATGGGGGTACCCATTCTGTTTGCGGTGCAAATAAAGGTGGTTGTAGTTGTAGACTCATTACTTTAATATTTTATTTCTCATAATTTAATCCCGATATATCTACAATAAAATTATTTGCTACTGGTTTTGGTTTTTTCATTTTGTTTATAACATTTTTTACACATGAACGCATAGTTGTACTCCATATTTCTTTTTTTACATTTTATACATTTATAATTCATTTCTTACTTTTTAAATCTCTTATCTTTTTTATTTCTAATTCACAATAATGAATTATTTTTTCTAAATCTTCTACTCCATTTTTATTTAAGTATCTACAAACGTACTTCACAACGTTTCCTTGAAAGAACGATAAATTATTTTTTGATATAAACTCATAGGGTTGAATATGAAAAGTTTTATAATGACTCCCCCCTATCTGTCTGTCTTGTGGAAACACTTTTTCAAACATATCTTTACTTGGCATATTTTTCTCCTTTTTGTGGTAGTTGTTGATTTAACGGCTCATAAAAAACAAGGAACATAAACAATACCGAACCAACTACGTCCGAAGACAAGACTCTACCACTAGCCTCAGGACAATGTCGTTTAGTTCCAGCTCTTAACCTCATATTATATAACTCATATCAAAAGCTTTTGGCTCTATGATATGTAATTCTTTTTTTGTTCTTGTTGCCCCAACATAAAACAATCTGTTTTCATCGTCAGGATTTTTTTCATAATTTTTAATTGTTGTTTCAGTAAGATCAGTAAGTAGAACAACATTATCACACTCACCACCTTTCATTGCATGAATGGTAGATAATTTAATTCTAGGATCTTGTTTTAGTTGCTCTCCATTTCTTCTCATACTTCTTATGTATTCTTTCGTTTTAAAATCAATATCATCTAATGACTCATACCAAACATCTTTTGTCTTTAAACCGTGTTCACTAATACAATCATCTATACTATATAATTGTTCCTTTAACAAGGATTTGCCTTTTTTAAATTGTGTATTTATTTTTCCACCGCCTGAACTAATGTGTCTATAAATATTTTGAATTGCTTTATACTCAAGCACGTCACCTTTTCGCCACATTTCCCAATCATGAATTGCTTTATATGTTTCATTGTCTACCGATGTTTCGTTTTTAAAAGAATAAAACCATCCTCTTTCTTCGCAAAAATCTTTTGTATCTTCTAATAAATATTTTGTTCTAGCTAATACAAGCCAATTACCTCTGGACATATCTAATTGATAAATATCATTATGGTGCTTTAATAAACCTTCCGATGCTTTTGGTTTCCAAAGTTTTTGTCTTCTTTTTAAAATTCTTTTAGTTAGTCTCATAGATAAGTCATGAACGTCCCCTGCAGGTACACGATATGATTGATCTAGTACTCTTACATTATCAGCTTTCAAAGCAATAAATCTATCTATGTCTGCACCAGCCCATCTAAAAATAGCTTGGTCATCATCACCAGCAATGTAAGCATTTTCTGAGTTTTCCCATATTTGTTTTACCATTATCCATTGCAGATAACTTAAGTCTTGTGCCTCATCAATAAACACAACATCAAATTTAGGTGAAGCTTTCTTCTCTATAAATTTTGTAATCATATCTGTAAAATCAATTAAACCTAATTCCTTTTTGTATCTTTCTAATTCATTAGCAATAATGATTAACTTATCTCTTTCTATGTCAGACTCGTGTTCATTTAAATCAAATTGTTCTTCTACAGGTATACCTCTTACCCTAGCTAAACTAATTAAATTTAGGTAGTCACTATTAGATGAGAAGTATCCCCCAAAGTCATCTTGGTGTGAAGCATACATAACAGAAAACCCAAGTTTTCTGCCAAAATCTTGATAGTGTAGATTCTTCATAACTTGATTTTTTTTAATACCTAAAACTCTGAAAGCTAGAGAATGTAATGTTCTAAAGTAAGGTAGATCATCTTCACTTAAATTAAATTTTTCCATAGCCCGTTTTAATGCTTCGTCGGCAGCTTTTTTAGTAAAAGCAAAATAACCAATCTTATTTGGACGAACACCTTTGCTAAGATGTTCCTCAACTAGTTTTAAAAGACTATAAGTCTTTCCTGTCCCTGGGGGCCCAAGTATAATTGTTCTCATTAAAATACATCATCCTCTTTATATTTTGGTTTTTCAAATCCTGCTTCTGGTTTATCTAAAGCTTTCATAGTTAAAACTTTGACACGTTTGCCATCTATGTTTAAAGTTTTTTCTTTGGTTTCAAATAAATCTTCTATCATTGTTCCTGTCTTTCTAATATCAAAAGTCCATTTTTGTCTTTCTAAAAACTTCTTGAGATCTTTCCACCTAAAGGTTGTTTCACCATCCGATGTAAAAGGAACACCTCTAAAAATATCACTTCTTGTTTTACCCTGCGCTCTTCTAATCACAAAGTCTTCCATAAGATCCTCTAATTGGTTTTTAATAGATAAACTTTCAGGTGGTTCTATTATTTGTACAGTAGCAAACAATACCCTAAGTAATGTATCCCACTGTCTATCGGACACTCTAGGAATCACTGTGTTTAATTGTTCCATACATGCTTTTTTAAATCTTGCTTGTATTTGTAAATCTTCTGTTTCTAACTCTAATCTTTCTCCATCTACATTCACAAACCACTGTGGTTGTGGTTTATGATTTATTTTTGTTAAGTTATTAATTTCAGGTAAAGAAGAGTTGCCAACACCAATTCCATGTTTTCTCATTCTACAGACATCTTTATTACAGAAAGCATTTATAGGCTGTTCTGTACATTTATAAGCATAATCTTTTTTGCTTATAGATCTTTTAATATTTTCTACTTCTCCATTTAATAAAGGTGGCTCTAAGTATAATCTATTGTATTCTTCTATTTTAGTTTGCCAATCATCAGGATATGCTTTTTTTAAATATACCCCAATATTATATAAACCGTTGTTTCTAGTTCCCTGCGGAAAGCCTTGAGAGCAAAGTATAGCTAAACAAGGTGGGCCATCTTTTACTGCCTCTGCTTTTTCATTTAACTCTAATTTTATTTCAGATAATTTTTTAGGATCTACTGCATACTTATCGTATAGATTATAAAATTCTTCTATAGTTGCTGAAGAACCATCATCATTAAATGCATACTTCATTCCGTTTGCATGGTTATAATAAGGTAGACTACAGAAGTTTCCTCTATCATTTGTCTCTATATTAATTTTAGTTTGTTGTGGAAATATTTTATCTTTACGTGTTGTTAGTCCTAGCGACGAAGATAGTTCAACTAACTTA